CTTGGGGCGTACGAGCACGGCTCTGGTCGTTGGACCTTCCTAGCTTCTCTCGAACCTTCTGCGGTTGTTCTCCGCAGGCGTCACCTTCTGGAGGTTGCACAGCCGGTTGTCCGACGTGTCCCTGTTCAGGTGGTCTATCACATACCCGTCCATGTCGTAGTCGTTCGAGAACGTGCAGTAGACTAGGCGGTGTATGTAGTAGTGCAGGTTCCGTTCGCCCAGTGTCACCCTTGAGTACTTGAGGTTCCTGTCCCCGACCAACAGGCGTTGGGTCCTGTTGTTCCTCACCCTGCCCATGTCCGAGACGCTGTAAGTCTCGTTGAAGGCAACGGGCATCCACCTTTCCCCGGGGAGGTCGTCCAGATGGTAGCGCGTCTTTCGGCGCTGCTTCCCGGGGTTTGCGCGACGGTGGTTCATGGAGTTCTGCTTGGGGGTGGCCCACTCAAGGTTCTCGACGCGGTTGTTCAGCTTGTCCTCGTCTTTGTGGTGGACGTACGGAAGGTTCTCTGGGTTCGGGACGAAGTGCTCGGCAACGAGGCGGTGCGCGTACATCATCGTCGTCCCCTTCCCCGTGAGAGGGTTGGGTATCGACAGGCTGTACACGCGGTAGCCCACGTTGTCGACTTTCCCGGAAACCCAGCGCCCCTCTTCGAGCGGCAGCCTGTCCTTCCTCTTCCCGAGCGGCTTCAGGCTCATTAGCCTTCCGTCGTCGAAAATCAGGTAGTCGCCGTCGTACTTAAGGGGCCGATAGCTAGGCTTGGCTGCTGATTGCCCGACTGGTTCACAGTCCACTGGTGTGGCCTCCCGGTATTTTTTGTGTTCCATGATTAGCACACAATTGTAGCACCGAAAGTACCAACAGTCAACGTGAAGTTAGCCGGGGTTCCCAGCAATTCAGGAGGTTTATCTAGAAGGCCGGTTAGGCCTTCGGACGGCAAACGCGCGCCTTACCGTCCCAACCGATGAGTCGGGGGTTGCCGCGGCCGCCCTGGGCGTAGACCGTGTTGGCAGAACCCTCCAGGCTCGAGGTCTTGGCCGTGTCAATCATGAACACGGGCTGGTACTTCTTGTATTCCCGGTTGCCCACGACCATGTCGGTGCGGGCGAGGAACACAACGTCGGAAATCTCACGAATACCCCAACGCATGCGTTTGTCCTCCTTTTAAGGGTTAGACTGAAACCTATTCTTGTCGCGCGAAAAGAATAGACCGGCGGTTTTCCGCCGATATACATTGAGGACCCGAACGGGTCAGGTCCCTGTAACCGTATCGCAGGGGCCGTCTAGGCCGAGGTTGCCGCAAACGAGGTTTTGTCGGCGTCGTATGGGATTCGTCTGAACGTCTCGGTCCCTTCTCTCGCCTGCGCCTTTCGGAAAACGTTCCGCCTAAATTGTCTTTGCGCAAGCTTTTCCAGTAGCCGATACCCTCCGTCCACGACCCTCTCCTGGACTTCGGCCCCGTTGTCTTTTATCAAGCTTTATTCTTTGAAGGAGTCTTCCTTCAGCTCGCCGTACATGTTCTGCCCCCAGTGCTTCGGGGCCTCAAGCTTCGACACGTCCATCATGGGCGTCATCGTCAGCTGCTGGTACACGTCGTACTGGCTCTTCATCCAGTAGCGCTGGAAGGCGTCGTATATCTGGAACGGCGTGTAGCCGTACAGGGTGTTGACGTCTATGCCCGTGCCTATGGAAAGCGTCGAGGTGTACAGGGCGAAGACGGACGTCTTCTCCTCCTCGACCCTGGCGTTCTGCTCCTTGAGCTTCTCGCGCGCCTTCCGCAGCTTCTCCGCGACCCTCGCGGCGGCCTCGTTCACCGGGTTGAAGTCGTCGTCGTCCGAGCCTTTCGGTATGAACAGCTCCCTCAACACGGTCTGGAGCGCCGTCAGGTTGTGCTTGTGGATTCTCCCCGAGGCGTACTGCTGCCCCTCCAGCCGGAAGTCTATCGAGTTCTGCGAGAACTCGACCGAGAAGTCGGGGAGCACCAGCTGGAAGGTGGAGGAGAGCGTCTCGTTGACCTGCTCCTGCTGGGCGGCCATGACGGCGAACACCTGGAACCTGTCGTACTGCTTGAGTTCGGGGTTCGCCTTCACCGCGTCGTCCACTATGTCGTAGGCCTTCGTGAGTATCTGCACGCCTTGGAAGAACGTGTCCTCGCCGAACTGCGCTATCTGGCGCAGTGTCGGCTGGGTTACGAAAAGCCCGCACTCCGGGACGGGCACCTGCCCTCCGGACAGGTACAGGCCGACGTCGCCGGAGTACCTCACCTCGGGTCACGACCAGTCATCTGGACATCCGGCGGAAGCGAGTCGTCGCTGCCGTGTGTGGCCAGGTAGTGGAGCACGACCCCCGACAGGAACTCGTTCATCGTGAACGTCGCGGAGCCGGTGAACTGGAGCGTGCCTATACCTGAAAGCCTGGCCCCGTCGAGTATCCCGTCGACGTAACCGGCAATCTGGAAGGGTCTCAGCTTGTAGTCGTCCAGGACCCAGCAGTCGCTGTTGCACACGCAGTATATGTCTATGACCGCGTTGCGGTACTCCGGGTTGTTTGACGGCGTGAAGCTGTCGAACAGTATCATGAGGTACGCCTTGGCCTCGTCGTGCTCGGACAGGTTTATCTTGGGAACCGTTCGCACGTATCCCTGGTCCACCAGGTCTGAGAGGCGGTAACCGTCTATGTACTCCTGGTACTGGTACTTGTCGGACAGGCAGTCCTTCGTGTTTATCACCAGAAGGCGCTTGAGCGTGTCGCTGTACGGCTTGCTCTCTATGAAGAGCTTCCTCTGTATCGTTTCGAGGTCCTTCTCGCAGGACAGGAAGGTAGACTTGAAGTCCTTCGCGAGGCAGGACGCGCGCGTTATGCTCATCGTTCGTCACCCCCTACAGCGAGCGTATCGAGACGGGAAGCTCGACCGTCCCGTCGCCGCCGTCGGGGTCGAAGTAGACGGTGAACTCTCCGGACTTGCCCGTGAGCACCTCCACCTCGCAGCGCCTCTTGGACGCCTTGACGACGCGCGCCAGCTTAGACTCCACGTGGAAGGTACCGTCCACGTCGGTCGTGTACGTCTCCACGTCGTAGGGGCGTACCTCGGCCTTGCCGTGTATCGGGTTCGCTGTGGAGTCTATGGTCACGTCCAAATGGTAGCCGACGTTTCCGTTCCCGTACGAGACGCGGTACGTGCGCACGGCACCGGGATGGACCTTGACCTTGCATATCTTGCCGCCGGCCTCGACCGACTCAAGCTCGACGCGCGGGTTGCCGGTGACCGTCCACCGGTAGGACTCGTCGAAGAGCCTGGGTTCAATCTCGTAGCCGACGGTGCAGTCCCGTCCGACGGTCTTCAGGCCGACTATCTGCTGCCTGTCGTCGACCTTTATCACCTCGGGAAGCCCCATGGGGGTGTTCTCGAAGTACTCGTTCAGCTCAAGCTCGATGATGCCCGGGACGGAAATCTGGTCCACGACCTCGACCTCCCAGGTCCTGCCGTCTATGACGATGTGGTCGAACCTCTTGAAGAAGCCGTCCGTGTTCTCGTCCTTGGTTATGTAGACGGTGCTTGAGTAGTTCATCTCGTTGAACGATATGGACTGCTTTATGTACCACGGCGACGTGAGTTCCGTCGGTCCCTGGCAGTAAATCCAGTAGGTGTTCCCGTTCACGTCTATCGTGTAGCGGCACCTGATGGCCGTCGTCTTGTAGTAGGCGGTCTCCACGATGTCCTGAAGCAGGCACATCCAGTGGGTGTGGTTGTCCAGCACCTCGAACGTCGAGCCAGGTTCAAGCCCCGAGTCGTACTCGACCGAGAGCGTCCTGATATCGTAGTCCTGCTTGGTGTCGTCTGTGTTCAGGAGGCACTTCCACACGGACTTGTTCGGCACCTTGATACTCCTGGTGTCGTAGCTCCCCTCAAGCGCCGCGCGGAAGGAGCGGAGCTTGTTGAGCCTGATTCGGTCCAGCTGTGAGCCGCCGTTGTACTGGATTCTGGCCTGGAGCGTCCTCATCGACATAGCAGCCTCACCTCGTCGGCCAGGCTGCAACACTCGAAAACCGTGCGCCTGTAGGTTATGAAGTCCCCGGTCTTCTCGTAGGACTTGAGTCCCTCAAGCTTGCACACGAGCGAGAACATCTTGGGCTCGCCCAGAAGCCCGCCCATGCCGAGAAGCTCGACGATTATCGTCTCCAGCGGCTTCTTCCAGTCCCTCTTCTCCTCCGCGAGCGGGAGCAGCTTGAATATCTGCCCGCAGATGCGGGTGAGGCACTTGTCCACGGTCTCTGCCGGGACTTCGGCCCCGTGGTTGACGACCTCCACGCTACCACCATCCCCTGTCGCGCGGGTACGCGCTGTTGGAGCGGACGGTGTTCAGCTTGAACCTGTCGTCTGCCGGTTTCGACATGACGAACCCCATGGTCGAGACGTACCCGTCGGCGTTCTCGCCCTTCATGTGGCGGCAGTAGATGCGCTGCTGCTTGAAGGCGAGGTCCTGGTAGTGCTCCTTGAGCTTGGTCAGCTTGTCCATGTGGGACGCCTGGCTGGTGAACTTGAAGTCGGAGCCGCTGTACTTCTGGCGCACGTTGTCCACGCTCGCCAGCTGGAAGCCCAGCCACTCGACAATCATGTACAAGCGGATTATCGTCATCTCTTCGAGCGAGAGCCTGCATCTGAACGACTTGTTCTCCCTGTCGAGGTCGTAGATGTCCTTGTGGGGGAACTCGAAGTGCGGCAGCGCCGCCGTGAGAATCTCCTCAAGCATCTCCTCGGTGTCCTCGGGAGTAAGCTCCATGAACATGTCGTCGGTGATGCCCGACAGGAAGTAGTCGTACATCTCGCGGAAGGTCGTCGGTTTGGGCGGGGGAGGGGGAGCCGGAGGTTCCGGCGGGCACTTGCAGTCGACGTCGAGCGCCTCGAAGCCGTCGGAGTCTTCCGAGCCGTCGGAGCACGAGCAGTCGACGTCAAAGTCAACCATCGTCTGTTCTTCGTCCATACCACACACCCCCTCTCGCTACTTCCCGGCTGCCCTTCGAGAGGGTTGCTTCGTTTCGGCCTTGGCCGAGCTTGCGCGGCGTTTCTTCTGCGCGGGCTTCTTCTCTTCCGCGGCCTCCTCGACGGAAACCGACGAAAGCTCGTCGTCCACCTCGATTACCTTGTTCACGTCGACGCCTGTGGCCTTGTGGATAGCCTCACGCTTGTCCAGGTTGGGGACGCGAAGCTCCACAGCGCGGTCCTTGATAAGCCCCTTGATGCCGTCGGGGCCGTAGTCCAGGGCGTCCAGAAGAAGGTCCATGTCGTGCTTGGTCTCCGAGGTGAGCATCTTGTCGACGTCGGACACCGTGTAGGCGTACTCGGGAACGTCTTCCACGGCGGGAAGCCCGAACTCGTCTCGCAGGTCCTCGTCCTTGATGTAGAGCGAGCCTTTGAACAGGACACGGCAACCGCGCCGGTAGTTGGCGCTTCGAAGCTCGTCCACGCGGATGTTCTTCTCCTCGAAGGGTTCGAACTCCCTGCGGACGTTCTTCTCCGGGTTGGTGTACACGACGCGGTGGCCGGTCATGTTCCGCACGCACACGAGCTTGTCGTCGCTAAGCTCAGCCATTGTCTTTTCTCCTTTTATCTCCGTCGGGCGCTAGACGCGTCCAAAAGACTCCGTAAGGGGCCGTCCCGCCTTAGGCGGAGCGGGTCTCCTTGGTGAGGTCCGTGTTGCGGTAGCTGCAAATCCAGTGGTTGGTCCACAGGATGCCGACGCCGACCTTCTTGTACCACTGGATTTCCTGCGACCAGTCGTCGTTGTCGTTGCAGTTGCGCACGAGCATGTCGCCCTCAAGGACAATCTTGACGGGACGCTCGTCCTGGCCGCTCGGGATGAGGTAGGCCTGGGCGGGGTCGATGACCTTGAGCTGGTTGGTGTTGTCCACGAGGGACTGGGGCAGGATGACGACGTTGTGGCCCTTGTAGGTGGCCAGGTAGCCGTTGTTCCAGCGCTGGTCCTTCATGGCGCTCGAACGCCAGCCCTCGGCGGGCACCATCTTGGCCGCGAACTCCTGGGTGCAGTAGATGGTGGTGCGGCCGTAGGAGTCGGTGATGCCCAGGAGGTCGTCCATGGTGGTCTCGTCGAAACCGGCGACCTCGGCCTTGTTGACCTCGGGGAGCAGGGCGACGGCCTGCTCAAGCTGGGCGGCAATCTCCTTGTAGAGCCAGTCGTCGAAGCCCTCCATCACGATGTCAATCATGTCGGAGAACTGCCAGCGGCCGTCGAGGACCTCCTCGAAGGCAATCTTGGCGGCGGCACCGATGGCACCGGTCTTGACCTCAAGCTCCTGGCCGTCGAGGATGAAGGTCTCGTAACGACCGGCGAGGCCGACGCGGGTCACGAACGTCTTGGCGCGCTCGCGGGCGGCGTTCGAGATGCGCTGGCGGAAGATGACGCGGTCGCCCTGGGGCACCGAGCGGACCTCGGCGAACTGCTCGTAGGCGGCCAGGACGCGGGCGGGAAGCACCTCGTCGATGGACTCCTCGATGAGGCGGAACACGGTGTTCTGGTTCTCGCGCATGGAGCGGTAGTCGCCGCACAGCGAGTTAAGCTCGTTGCGCAGAGTCTCGTTGACCTGGGCGAGGGAGTAGTTCTCGGTGTCGCTCACGGAGTAGGCGACGGGCGCGCCCTTGGGAGCGTTGAGTGCGGCGCTGGCGAGCTGTCGAAGCTCAGAGTACTTGAGTGACATGTGGGCACGCTCCTTTCTAGGCGATGGCCTGAATCTTGACTGCGGGCTGGCCGTCGGGGAGCGTGTACTCCTTGACGACCTTGAAGGCGTGCTCACCGGTCGCGGCGTCGCCTGCGGCGAGCCAGCCGTCGTCGCCCACCTTGAGCTTGTCGCCGACGGTGTAGTCGCCTGGCTTCAGCGCGTTGGTGGTGAACAGGTCGCCCGCGTGGATGCCGATGACGCGGGGGTACATCTTGCCGTCGAAGTAGTCTTCGGCCTTCATGGCGAAGTCGCGGTGCATCTGGTGGCGCTCGTCGTAGAGCTTCTCCTCGTTGTACACCATGAACCACTCGCCGTCGCCGGTGAAGTTAACCTCGCCGTTGGCGTAGTCGTACTTGACGAACTGGCCGTTCTCAAGCACCTCGATGGCCTCGGCGGCAGGGAGCTGCGCGTAGACGCGGCCCTCGCGCTTGGCGCTGAGGATGTTCTCCTCGACAACCGCATAGCCGATGCGGTCGATGGTAACAGACATCTAACAACCTCCTATTTAAGGTATCGTGTTCTATCGCTTGCTGGTCGCGCGAAGGGCGCTCACAAGCCCGGAGACGTGGGTCCCCTCGTCTACCGAGAACGTGACGGCCGGTTTTGTCCCGTCGTCGCGGACGGTTTCCCCAAGAGAGAAGTCAACGTTCTTCTCGACATACAGGAGAGCAAGCTTGGCCTCGATTTCGGGCAGGGTGTACTTCTCCTTGTTCGCCACGACGTCGGCCTTGTCGGCGTCGTCGAGCATGAAGTACTTCGCGATTATCGCGTCCTTCTCCCTGTTCTCGGCGGCGAGCTTGAAGCTTCGAAGCTCAGAAAGCTCGGCCTGGGCGGCAGCGAGGCTCTCGTTGAGCCGCGATATCGTCTCGTTGGCCTGGACCAGGGCGTAGTCCTCGGCGGGGTCGTCCCCCTCCTCGTCGCCCTCGCCCTCTTCGGAAACGTCCTCGGAAGACGCGTCCTCGGAGGCGGCCTCTTCTGAGGCGTCGGCCTCAGGCTCGGCTTCAGGCTCGGACGCAAGCTCCTCGACGGGCTCGGCGGAAGGCTCCTCCACAGGCTCCTCGGAGACAGGCTCCTCGGCAGCTGCGGCGGCAGGCTCCCCGGCCTTGCCCTCCTCGCCATCGGCGGGAGCGGCAGGCTCCTCGTCCTCGTCGACGCCCTTCTTGATGTTGTCGGTCATTTTCAACCCTCCTTCTGCTGCTAGAACGCCTTTAAGGTCTTCCATCATGGAGAACAGGGTCCTGTTGAACCCCTCTCCAAGAGAGAAGTCTTTGGATGCCGTGACGGAGCTGCCCTCGAAGCAGGGCTCCACCCCGTCGCCCAAAACGCACAGCTTCGAGAAAGTGGCATCGTTAATAATGAAAAAATCCACGCCCAAATTCGAGTCATATGACCAGTGGCCGCTCAAGGTTTCGCCGTCAAGCTCCATGGAGTGCGGCTGGCCCTCGTCTATCACCTTCTGGATTTCCGGGTACTGCCCGGTCCACAGGTAGCCGTCGGTCATCATGTAGGTGCGCTCGACGGAGTTGCCGAACTCGTCGGTGTCCTCGAAGTTCTGGAACCACACGTCGGCGTCCGGGGCCACGAAGCCGTAGGGCACGGTCTTGCACGAGAAGGTTACCTCGCCGTTCTCGACGTGCATCACCTCGCCGTGGTCGCCGAAGTCGCCCTTGTCCTCGTACCACGCGGCGACAATCGGCGTGCCGCGCAGGGTCTTGGCCATCTTGAGCGCGGTGTCGCGGTCTATGTACGAGCCGTTGCGGTTGTGGCCCAGGTAAAACACCTTGACGTCGCACTTGGACATCAGCGGGTTCACGTCCACAGGCTCCAGGTTTATGAACTGCGGCCCGTCGATGGTCTCGACCGACCTGTTTCTCAGCGCCATTCGGCCTCCTTATTCGCTTTCGATGTTCGCAACCGTCTTGGACGACTTGTCCTCGTCGTCAAGCTCGGGCCTGCCGCCGGAAGACGCGCCGTCCGAGGAAATCGTCGACGACATCTGCGGCGGGACGAACAGCGAGTTCAGGTCGAGCCAGTCGTTCTCGAAGGCGGCGGTTGCGATTACCTCCGTCTGCGTGCGCCCGAGCGCGACCTGCGGCAGGAGCTTCGAGAAGCCGAGGCTCGTCTGCTCCTTGTAGGTCTGGGCCAGGTCCGCGTAGTTGTAGACGGTCGTCGGGAGTATCGAAGCCTTCATCCGCACGCCCCTCACCTTGTTGTCGTAGGGGGCCAGGAGGCGGTTCAGGAACGACTCGAACTGGAGCACGAGGTCGTACATCGTGGACTCGTCGTTCTTTATCGACTTTTCGAGCGCGACGCTTGAGTCGGTGTTGAACTGCGCCTGCGACACTCCTGCGTTGTTGTAGACTGTGCGCTCGACGCGCTCCAGCTGGTCCACGGAAGACGCGTTGCCGTTGTCGGAGAGGTCGGCCACCTCGGTGTCTGCGAACGTGGTGAGCACGTCCACGCCTATCGCGTCGGCGAGCATCTGGACGGCGTTGTTGTGCATGGCCTGGGACTCCGAGATGTCGAACACCAGGTCGTAGTTCTTGTCCAGCGGCATCTTCTGGATTACAATCTTGAGAATCTGCTGGGCCATCTTCTTCTTGTCGAGGTCCTGCGCGTCCTCAAGGTCGAGTATCGCGGGGATTACCGAGATGAACAGCGGCATGTCGGTGCCGGAGAGGTTGAACTTCACCGTCTTCTCGGGGTCCAGGAGCACCCATCCGAGGGTGTCGCCGGAGTAGTCCTTCTCAAGCGTGCCTTCCTTGTACTTGACGTACGCGCTCCTCACCTCGGGCGGGAACATGCCGACGACGCGCATCCTGTACGCGCCGTCCTTTATCTGGTCGTCGAAGTACTTCACGTTGAACTCGACCGCGGGCTGCCCGTTCAGCGAGTAGCGGCTTCGGCAGTAGTCCACGGGAAGCTCCTGCATCGACACGGTGTCGGTTCCGTCGAGCATGTACCCGTACCAGCAGCCGTTCTTGACAACCTTCAGGGCGACGTCTCCGAACGTCTTCTTGACGCGGCACCTCTCAAGGAACTCGCACGCGTCGTACCACACCGCCGTCGCCCGGTCCCTGTTGACGGACTTGCCCGGGCGGGCTATCGGCGTCACAACCCAGTCGTACCGGTAGAAGTACGCCATGTAGCGGCAAAGCCTTGAGTAGATGCCGCTCTTCTCGAAGAAGTGGTGCGACATGGCCCGCAGCGTCTTCAGGTCGTGGGTCTCTATGGCGCGGAACACGTCGGCCTGCCGGAACGGCCTGTGCGCGCGCGTCGAGTCGTCTATGACGGAGGCGACGTCGTTTCGGAGCTTCTTCGCGCCGACCCGAATCTGGTTGAAGTCGGTCGGCGCCCTCTTGCCGGTCTCGGCGTCGACGACGACGCCTGCGGACGCCCGGCGGTCTGTCCCGCGCCTTCGGTTCGCCATCTCTGCCTCCCTATCCGTATATCTTCTCTTCGAGGTAGTCGGCGTCTATGAGCCGCTCCTCGTAATAGGGTATGCACGCCAGGCGTATGCCGTTGCGCGCGCAGTACTCCCTCTTCTTCTGGTCGTTGTGCCTCTGGTGGCGCAGGTGCTCCACCCCGCCGAACTTGGCGACTGGCGTGTAGTGCTGCTCTCCCTGATACTCCAGAAGGCAGAGAAGCTCGCCCGCGTCGGAGAAGACGGCGAAGTCGAAGCGCAGCGCAAGCCCGCTGGACGCGACGAGGTCCGGGAACTCGTACTCCTCCTCGAAGCGCAGGCCCATCTCGGTCAGGACCTCGTGTATCCTGACCTCTCCGCGGCTGTCGAGCAAATCTGCCCCCTCTCGGCACAAAACGACGCTTACACTATTTATGTCAAAAAACTGGGGCGTTTTTAGACCTTTTTGCCCAAAAACGCCCCAAAAGGGGTAAAAATGTGGTGTTTTGTCCCAAAAGACGGACTAAAGCTTCCTCTCCTGGGCAGGCGTGAACATGAGCAGCTTCGAGACGTCGACCTTCCGTTCCTTGCGCTCCTCCTCCTTTTTGCAGTAGTAGAGCGCGTAGACGAGGGCCGACACCTTGTCCTTGGGCACCTTCACGTTGGACTGCTTGAGCACGATGTGCGCGCCCTCGCTCTTCATCGTGAGGTTGAGCAGCTGCTCGCGCAGAATCGAGGTCTGCGTGTACGGCCGCAGGAACTCGTCTCGGTCGATTGAGTCGCGGCGCTTCCTCGGAAGCTTCTCGTACGCCTCCTTCGCCTCGGACTCGTGGACCAGGAAGCGGACGTTGCCCAGGAGCATCTGCGACTGGGTGTAGACGTACACCTCGCTGTTTATCGCCGCCGTGGCGTGCATGACGAACATCGCGTCCTGTATCGTGTACGGCGTCTTGAAGCGGGCGTAGTCGCCGTCGCGGTCGTTCACCACCCCGAACCCGTAAAGGTCCTCCCCCGTGTCGGGGTCGGTGCAGTCAAGCACAAGCTCGTCCACGAGGCCTATGCCGGGTCCGTTGCCGTCGAGCACGCAGCACCGGCACTTGTAGTCCCGGAACAGCCTCTTGATGCGTATGGCCTGCATCTTGAAGTGCTCCTCGTCGAAGGTGTAGATGTTCACGACCTCCTTGCGCACCACGTCCATGCCGTTGATGCGCAGCTTCCTCACCTTCAGGATGGCGGCCTCGGTCGAGCACCCCTTGCGGCCAACGTCGACGCCCATGACGTAGAAGTCGTCGTGCGCGCACTTGTCGGAGTACGAGTCCTCCGCCTTCCTGACCGTGCGGCACTTGTCGAACTTCGTTCCGCTGAAGAACGAGCCCTCCAGCTCTCCGGCCCATTTTGAACCCAACTGTGTTTCCGCACGGGCGCTAACCGTGCGGCATGGGGCTTGCGGTTTCCCGCAAGGTCAGACTATATCATCATTGTACTTCCAAACAAATCCGTTGTGACGTTTAAGCTGTCCTCTACAACATTCTCCGATGTGTCGATAATTTGACCCAGTTTTTCTTGCTGCCTCTTGAGACGACTTGTATTTTGCAACAAGCTCTCCGTCTTCGTTATACTGCATGACTTGTCTTGCAGTACCTGGGGTCTTTTTTATTGGCAAAATACAGATGTCTTTTTTATATGACCAATAGTGCCCGCGTACCACGTTTGTTGAAATAGCATTTAACTCTCGTATAAGATGACTCTCTGAAACACCGAAAGATGACGCTGCTTGTTTTACGCTCGAAAAACAAGCAACCACGTTTCCGTTTTTGTCAAAGCAATAAACTGGCTTTGTTTTTATCAAGCCGTTTAAAACAGCATGTCCCACATTTTGCTTTGGGGTCACCCATTCGAGATTTTCAACTCGATTGTCCGTTTTTATTCCATTCTTGTGGTTGACATAGCACTGTTCGTTATCGTACTTTTCTACATACGCGGACGCGACAAGTCTATGGGCATATAATCGCCTTTTCGTTCCGTTCGGCATACACACATTGTATGCAAGGTATCCCGAATTTGAAAGCTGCCCTTTTAACTGTTTCATCGACTTTTTGTTGTAGCATTTCCCGTCTTTGGATATAAGATAGTTTAGCGGTTGACCGTCTATAAAAACCTGTTTCACGCAACCGTCCAATCCGCCATGTTTGAAAATACAAAGCCCCGCGCTTCGGGCCGCTCGGCCCTACGGTTTGAAACCTAGTCGTTGAACCTTCGCCGTCCGTATCCGGTTACGGCGCTTGGCTGCCGGTTGCCCAATCCGCGCGGTTCTTGAAGCCTTCGCGCCCGCGGTTTCCCGCCACGCTGTGGCCCGTGCGGCTCTAAGGGTGTCCCGGCAGTTCACGGGGTTTAAGGAGTACGGTTTCCGTTCATACTCCCTCTCGAACGACATCTCGTTGAACGAGCCGTTCGCCTTCATCTCCTGGACGAAGTTCTTGGGAAGCAGTCCGTTCGCGACTGGCAGGCGCCAGTCGGAGGATATGACTATCGTGTTCTTCGGGTCCACCGTCATCTGCGCTATGAACTGGAGCAGGTTCGCGTACGAGAACGAGTTCTTGTACCCGGCGGTCGTAACAAACACTGTGGACTGGTTGTTCTTCTCAAGGACGTCGACCTCGCCGTTTATCGTGCGGCTCACGTTGAGGGTCAAGCTTTGTCAAGCCTGGACTATATCATCGGCTGTCCATAAGACGGACAGTCGCCGGGCGCTTCGACCGGTGACAAACTCCGGCCTACCTGGCTACACTCATCACCAGTAGTCTCTACACCTTGACCGCGGAACATCCAAAAGAAGGACGCCGCGGCCCTTGGCACGGGATTCGGAGTCTCTCCGTTCCCCGTCAGCACGCGCACGCGAGTGCGCGCACACCCCTTTGTCGCGGGTTCACCCGGTTTTCAAAAGCGCGTCGCCGCGCAGTGCCCCACAAACTTCTCGTTTCAGGGATAAGTACCTGTTGCAGTATGTCTTGGTCGACGTTGATACACTCTTCTATAAGGCCACACTGGAAGCGCCTTCCTCGCGTCTGCTCCCCGGCGACGACGTTGCAGAGCGTCGAGCCGTTCTTGAAGGAGTAGACGGCGCTGTCCTTGTTCTGCCTGGTGTGCGCGTCGGAGACGTTCTTCGCGGCGCGCGTGTCCCAGACTATCTCGTTCCTGAAGGCAGGCACCAGGTTGCATATCTCGCTGACCTTGTCCTGGACAATCGTCGCGGACTGCTCCTTGTTGCCGGAGGCGACGAAGAGCTTGCAGCGGGGATACAGCACGGCCTTCACCATCATGGCCATGACCGATATGAACGACTTCGAGGTGCCTCGCGTCATGACGACGTAGACGTACCTGTGGCGGAAAATCGCCCGGAGCATGACGCGCTGGAAGTCCTTGAACTTGAAGTTGGAGGACCCGTCCAAGGAGGCGAGGAAGTCCACGAAGCGGTCGGGGTAGCACCTCCAGTAGGACACGGCGTCCCGAAGCGCAGGCAGGTTCCTCGACAGGCCCTCCTCGGTCACGAGGTCCTCGTCTGCGCCGCTAGCTCCCCTCTTTACCGTCAGCAGCGACTCCAGCGACATCAGAACCACCTCCCCAGGAGGCCTCGAAGGGCTCGGCGTCGGCCACGAGGTCGTCGGACTCGGTCCTGCCGGAGTCCAGCATCTCGTTCAGGCGCGCTACGTACGCCTCGACGACGCTGGACAGGCCGCCCTCCTCCTTCACCAGGTCGCCGACGGAGCGCTTGAAGTCCGCCAGGGCCGCGTCTATCGAGTCCTTCGGGAACTCGTCGGGGTCCTGGCACTGCGGTATGACCCCGCCCTCCTTCTCGCAGTAGGCGACCAGCTCGCCCACGGAGTCTATGAAGCGCTGCTTCTCGACCCTCTGCGAGTCGGTGAACTTGCCCGACTTGCGCAGTGTGTCCAGCACGCTCGCCAGGTTCTTGTAGGCTGCGTAGTCGCTGTAGGCCAGCGCCTGGTCCATCTTGACGGTGACCATGCACATCTGGCGCAGGGTCTGCTCGCGGTCGACGTTCAGCTCGAACTCGTTGGCGTAGGAGTTGTACATGTCCTCCATCTTCAGCCACTCGCTCGGCAGGTACTCGCTGCCCCACCTGCCCACAAGGTAGGAAAGCTCCTTCTTCGAGAGGCCGTCCACGATGTCCTGCTCGGAGCGCTGCGTCCCCTTCGGCACGGTCACATAGGGGCGCACGTGCCCGGTGGCGTCGATTATCTCGGGGTGCTCGCTGAAGAAGCTGTTCGGCGGCTTCTGCGCCTCGCGCGCCATCACAGCTCACCGTACTCGGCCAGGGAGTCCTTCGTGGCGAACTTCCTGTTCGTCGTCGGCACTCCGATGTCGTTTTCGCGGTACACCCTCACCGCGTGCCCCTTGGGCCACTTCTGGACAAACTCCTGCCCCTCGTGCAGGTAGGCGAACTTCTTGGCAGCCGAGTCCGACTCGGCGAAGGTGTAGTCGCGGTAGACGTTTGTGAAGAACACCGCCTGCAGGTATTTCCCGAACACACCGGAGCCGGAAAACCTGGCTTCGCCCTTCGCCGCCCACACCCTGTTGGCGACGGAGACCCAGAGGTCCGGGATGTACGCCACGTCTATGCTTTCCAAAAGCGGCACGAAGGTGGACTCGTCGTCGGGCACTATCCCCTTCGTGACGTGGTACTTGCACCTGCCGTGTACCAGCGGCGAGAACCTGTTGCCCACGTTGAAGTACGAGATGATGACGTTGTACGACTTCCCGCACTCCGGGCAGCGGCGGAAGAGCGACAGGTACGGCTCGTCCTCCCTCATCTTCCTCAAGACGTCCGTCTCCTCGACGTACACGTAAAACCCCTTGTGCCTTTCCCTGTTCGGGTTCTCCGGTATCGGCCGCTCCTCCAGCCACACCATGCGCTCGCCCCACGGGGAGCGCGCACCTGGTCCCGAAACGGGCCTGTCCGGCACGGGGCGCCCCTTCGGAAGGGGGTACGGCGGTTCCCCTCCGTCCTCCGGCTTCCAGGAGCGGTGTACGGCAGGCTCGGCCTTGACCGTCTCAAGGTCGCCCTTGATGCGCTTCGAGACGTTCCCGCGCCCGTGGTTCTTCGCCGTCCGCCTCTCCGGCCTCCTTCCCGGAAGCGCCGGGTCCGGCCTCGGAGAGGCGACCAGAAGCTCGGTGTCGTCGGGGCTATTGCTTCCCTTCTTCTTTCTTCCCACGCCTGCCTCCCTTCGAGCGGCACTCCTTGCAAATCGAGTAGTACCCGTCCCCTGTTGAGGAGTTCCGGGTGAAGTAGAGCGGGTGGGCGGGCTTGCACCGCCCGCACCTGGTGCAAATCCTCCAGTGCGGGTAGCCCATCTCCGCGTGGTGGCGCGCCACGTACTCCTCCTGCGCCCGTCTGGCGACGACGTGCGGTATCCGGCGGCTCCACAGGTTGGCGAAGTACTGCGGCCCCCTGTCGACCCCGTGGCGCTCCCGCGCCATGGAGGCGACCTCCTCCGGCGACGCCCCGGACAGGTTCGCCAGCAGGACGTCGGCCAGCAGCGGCTCGCCCGAAAGCGCCCTGCCCAGGAGGCCGACAAGGTCGTAAGCCGCCAGGGACGCCTCGGACTCCGGGTCCGACTCCGCGCCCTCCAGAAGGAGAGGCAGGTTGGCCAGCAGGCAGCGGACGTGCTCGGGGTCCATCAGCGACAGCCCCCCGTGCGGCACCGGCATCCCGTCGGGGCCGACGTCGACCCTGGTCTCCCCGAAGGAGAAGGGAAGCTCCGGCCGCGCGCCCTGCGAGACCCTGGGGACCCCTCCCCTGTGCGACACCTTCATCGCGTACCTCTCCCGGCAGCGCTCCACTATCGCGCGCTTGACCAGCATGCGCCGACGCCCCTCAGCCTCCCCCAGCTCCGCCTTCAGAAGCTCCACGTCCTCGTAGTTGCGCGCCAAAGCCGGGAGCTCCAGCAGGTCCGCCTCGGTGATGGAGTCCTTCGCCTCCAGGTAGCCGGAGGGGAGGCGGTCGGTGGCGGGCCGGTACAGCCCCGCCGACTCCGACGCCTCCCACAGCGCGTCGTAGGACACCTCCCGCTTGCCGTGGGTGGCCCCCCGCCCCCGGGTGACCACCGGGTACTCCTCGGAGCGCTCCGAGAGGGTGGTGCCGGGGATGGAGACGCCTAAAATGTAGTCGGCCGCGGCGGACGCCTCCCGCCGGTCCGGCGGGCGGCCAAGCGACCCCAGCCAGGAGCACACCAGCGAGCGGCGCTCCGCGGGGTCGGCGACCGAGTAGTCGAAAACGCCCAACGGGCGTCACCTCGATTCGTCTCTTCTCTTAAATTGAGGTCGGATATAAAAAGGCCCCCTGCGGGGGCGTGCGAGGATTGTATCACTTTTGCGGGGGAGAGTCAAGTTTTGGGGGGAGGGGGTGGGGGGATAAGGTGGGAATGTGTGGGGTGGATAGAGTGGAAAGTCTGAAAAGTTGGGAAAAACATGTGGATGGGTAGAGTGGAAGAGACAAGGGGCGGGACGGCCCGCGAAAGCGGGCAATCCCGGAACGTGGCCCCTACACAATAGGGCCGTCGCCTTCACCGAACTGCTGCCAGTCTTCCGATCCCGTCGCATGAGTCGCGCGGTACTCGAAAAACCAGTGCGTTCCTATCTCGATAACAACATATTCTCCGTCCGCCGAGACCTCCATGTCCTCCGCCCACCCCATGCACGCGAGAGCGACGGCCATGGCCGTCAACTCATCTTCGCCCGTGGGCGCGTCTACAGTAACGCGCGTCGTCGATGTGCGGACTTCGATATCGACCGTGCACCCGTCAACCTCGGCGCGCGCGGTCGCGCCGCACAAAAAACTGTCGTGCATAGCCCGGATTATCTCGGCCGCGCGGGCGGCGGCGCTTTGACGATTGACGGCGCGCGCCTGCGCCTTACCTAGAATGTCGAGCGCGCTCCGATATGTTTCAGGGTCCATCGCCGCCACAACGTCCCCGTCGACGATGCACCCCTGGCGGGCGGACGCCCGCCAGGTCCCGTCAAGCACGCACGATGCGACGAGCGCGCCGAGCGCCCGCGCCGCCGCATAGCCGCCGCCCACACACGCGGGGCACTCGTCGACGATGGACGCGCGCACATCGCTCGCGCCTTTCGCCGCGGCGGCGCGGGCGATATGCCCGGCGCGCTCGATGCACGAGAACGCACAGCATTCCACGTCGGAACGGGCCTCACGGATGGCGATGGCGATGGCGTCAGACATGGTGCTCTCCTTTCGTCTCGCAGGCGGCCCCATGCCGCCCACGGATGGACAGGCGCGACCCGGCGGGCCGCGTCCTTTGGAACGCCATTAATATACGCCGACCAAACTTTTTGGTCAACACCTTTTTTCTTTTCACCATTTATCATCAAAACCCCAGGTAGAACACGGTATCGCATATGTAGGTTTTGTGACCGTTGCGCCGTTGATATTTTTGTTTCAGGTATTTATTTAGCATGTTGATATATCGGTAGCACGTTTTCGGTTTTCGTGTTACCTATCAACGTTCTAACAATAATACTTTTCCCTGTTTCGTGTTACCTATCAACACGTTAACGATAACACGTTCCATAGTTTTGTATGATACCTAGGTCGCCTAACCGTATCACGTTTCTAGTTTCCGTAACAATTCAACAATATGTGCGTTGTGTGGACTCGGTGAACGGCGTTGCAATCGACGCGCGTCACTGTCTAGGTTTGTGGCGATAGTGCGCGAAGTTCGAGGAGGTGAACTATACATATTCCGTGATATAGCTACACTAAACCATAGGTTTAGGGTTTACACGTGTAACCTATTTGGTTACAGCGATGATATTTACACGTGTAGAGTGTTACGATTACCGCGTTCCGTAACACTGAACCAAAACTATAGGGTTTACACCAGTAAACCTAGTGTTCACCTCGGTGAACTCGCTACCGAACTGACGTTCTGGGGGAACAGGCGTTCGGGTAGAACAGACGTTCGGGGGAACTGGTGTTCGGACAACCGGCCCAGGAGCGAACTGGTGTTCTGGGGAACTGGTGTTCGAGAGAACCGGCCCCGCCGCGCCGGGAGGCGCGGGGGACCGGCGGGGAAGCGGCGGGGCTACGCGGCGGCGGGGGAAGCGGCCGGGTTGACCGAGGCGGCCATGCAGCGGACGGAACCGCAGCGCAGGGCCAGTTCGAGCCGGTCTTCCCCGGCGCACTCGGCGAACGGGGCCAGCTGGGCGAGCGTGCGGCTGGAACGCTCAAGCTCCAAGCGCCCGGCGGCGGCGGCAAGCTCGGAGTTGGGGTCGGCGGGGCGCTCGTCCGTCTCGGCAAGGTAGGCGTAGCAGACGGCCTCGGCCTGAGTATAGGTCTCGTAGGCCTCGAACACGACGGCCTCGCTCTCGGACCCGGCCACCTCGTGGCCCTCGTCGTTCTGCCAGACATCGTACCAGTAGACGCCCCACACAGTGGCGCCGGCTTCCGGAACCTCGACGGGCTGGCAAAAATACTTAGACACGAAAGCGGCCATTTTTAATTCCCTTCACGCTTCAGCGGACTTGCTTCGAACACCGTCACTATACCGCGTCCAGAAGACGGTTGCAAGGCCCTCCGCAAAACGCACACAGACGCGGCGCGGCGGCGCGAGGAGGGATTATTAAAACCGCAGGTAGATAGGGGTATTTTTATTTGCTTCTAGTCTTTCTAGATGCTATAATCCTAGGTATAAACCGTCCAAATGGAGGGTAAGGGGGTGCTATGGCGATATCTTCGGGCGGCCACGACGTAGGGCCTACCCGTCTACAGATACACCTATAGTTACCCTTTTCTAACTTCCTGCTACTGGATAGGGCAGCAATGCTATCCTAGTGCTACTAGGATACTAGTGTTACTAGGATACTAACATCTATGCTATACGGTACTCTACTCTACTAAAGTACCCTATATACTACTACTAACTATCTGTTACTAAGCCTACTGGATATAACTACTACTACTACTACTACTACTACTACTACTACTACTACTATACCTAACTTCCCTCGGCACACAATCATAGGCGCGAACGCCATGCTTTATTGTACTGGGTTTTCTTCCCTTGTCAATAGGTTTCGCTAAAAAACTTTGCCCTTTTTTCTTTGTAGGGTGTGTGAAACGTCTTGCCTTCGCCTCCGCGCGGGGCTATAGTCTTCCCCGCCGTTGTTCGCGCCGTATCTTTTGGAGGTTCACGATGTTCTGGTTTGTCGCGTTCTTCTCGTGCTCCACGATAACCGCCGCCTTCTACCGCGCGCGCAAAGAGTGCGGGCTGTTCTACGTTCTTCTGGCCGCCTCGTTCGTTTTGGGCTGGGCGGCCCTCGTGTGGTTTTCGGAAGGGACGGTAGGGCCGTTCTGAGGCCCTGTAACCGTTTCTGGCGCGTCTTGCGACCCTCGCCCTAACCGGCGGGGGCCTTTTCTTTTTGCGGGGCTTAGGGCGCGTTTCACGGCCTCGTGGGGGGTTGCAGACGAAAATCCGGTTAGAAACGTTATGAGTTGGCAGGCGAAAACTTTTTTAGAAACGTTAGCGGCCCCGAGGTGAAAATTCCGTTAGAAACGTTAACGGCCCCCAAATGTGCGGGAAATGTGGACAGGTCGCCCTCGGCCCTTGACTTTCGGGCCGATATGTTTTCCGGGACTCCAGTAGCGGGATATGTGTGGAAGGCGTGGAGCCGCGGCACCCCCGGGAACCCTGGGCGTTGAATGCGGTATAGTGATGTTGTCGCGGGGCAATAGGGCCGCGCGAGTGGCTTGGAGGTTTGAGATGGACGCGAAGGTTTTTGACAGGTCGGGACAAAGGGCCTGGAAACTTCAGGCGGACGGGGAAGTTGATTACGTCGTGATGGTTTACGACGGCGAGCTGGCCGAAGGACGTTGGAACGGCCGCTACCCGTTCAGTAGGCGGTTCACGCCCAGCCTCGCAGACGCCGAGCGCGACTTTGCCCGCAAGGTAGACGTGTGGGGCTACCACGTCAAGGCGTGGCGCGGCACGGACGCGCCGGAAAGCGAGTCTGCCTGCATCCGGGTTCGCCTCGCAAAGTGGACGGACGAGGCGGGAACCGAGACGATTGACGAAAAATTCATCATGTGGCACTAGCCCCGCGCGCCCCGGACCCCAGCGGCCCGAGGCTTTTTTCGTGCGCGCCCCGCGGTGTGTGCGTTCCGTGGAGCCGTCGCCACCGCCGTTCCCTTGGGTCCAGATGGTGTTATAGTTTGGTCAACGCGGGAACAGGCCCGCGGGAACGTTAGGAGGCTGTCGTGAAGGAGTTCCAGGTTACCGTATACGACGTCGAGCGCACGCCGTTCGGCCTCAAGCACGGGGAGCCCTACGTCGAGCGCTACGCGGGCTCGTACGCCGAGGGCCTCGGGGTGTGGCGCGACGAGGTGTCGCGGTGGACCGAGTACGTTAAGGCCGAGGTTGAGCGCACGGGCCGCGCGAGGCTGCACGGGAGCGGCTGGGACGCGGTGGACGTGCGCCTCGCGGCGTGGGACGGTCACTACTGGCAGACGGTCGCCCTGAGCGATATCGTCTGGTCGCGCCGTTAGGCCCGGCCTCCCGGCCCCTGGGGACTCCCCCGGGGGCTTTTTTTGTGTCCGCCGCCTCACCCTCGCCTTTTGGACGACCCCGGCTTTGCCCCTGCGGGGCCGTGTAATCGCGTCTAAGGCGCTTTGACGGCCTTACCCTCACCTAGTTAGGGGTTTGCGGTTTCGAGGGCTTAGACGGCGTTTTGTGGCCTGGTTGCCCAGGAGGTGCAGGGTGTGTGGGAAACGTGGAGGCGGGAGGCGACGGTTGCGCGACGGGTCCAAAAGGCGTATAAAAGCCTTGTTGCGCATTAAGGCGCAGCACGGATTATACGGAGGTTTCAAAATGGCCACCACGACCGAGGTTTCCGTCCTTCTTCCCTACGAGCTGGCGGACGGCACGCGCCTGGAGGACGCGCACACCTGCGAGATGTTCTTCCACGCCCAGGGCCTCAACTACGCGGACGCGAGGGCGCTGGGCGACCTCATCGAGAACGCCTCCACCTGCGAGGCCGGGAACCGCCTGGAGGGCGCGCTGCAGGAACTTCGGGCCTACGAGCTCGAGTGTGACGCGATGAGAGACGCCATGTGGCAGCTGGTGCAGGAGGTCGAGGCCATAGTCGAGAAGCTTTGGGACGGCCCGCGCGGCATCACCAAAGACAAGGCCGGTATGGCCCTCAAAAACGCCGTGCGCACATACTGGTACG